CATCCCGAGATGCCAAACATGACGCCAAAGGTAGGGTGATGGATGATGCTAAGGAGAGGAAAGTTCCACTTCCCGGATATGTGCCGCCTGTCGTTTTACCCGACCCTCCTGTTGCACCTCCTATCCGTCGACCAGTGATACCAATGCCCATTCGCCCTGTACGATGCCCAAGAGGACCTATTCCTCTTGCACCACCACCGCCTCCTGGATATGTTCCACCTTATGTCCCTGCACCCGGCGTTCCATTAGCACCTCCATTTCCTGCGGTCGCACCTCCCCCACCTATGATTCCAATTGCTATGGGTATACCTTTGTATGGTTATTGGGGAGTTCGAAGATTGCGCCCAGTTCCCGTTGCTGCACGCCCTGGAGTGTTGCACCTTGGCCCAGGTGGAATTGTTCCTGGTAGTTACCGAAGCTTTCCATTAACACTATTTAATAATAGAGGTGGTTTGTGTAATCCACCACCTTGTCTACCAGGTTCAGCGCAATGGAACTACCTTATGGCAAGATATGAGAAGCAAGCCAAAGTTAAACCACGTGGAGTGATTCATCGATGGGTTAGATTTGCTGGTAGAGCATGGCACATATATAAGAAATATAAAGATCGCTCAACCAAACTCCCTGATCCTCCCCCTGCCCCACGCATACTGTTAAGTAATTTATTACCTGGTGATATCAATTGGGCAAAGAAAGATATTGTTAAAGTATCAGTTTTCATTCGTGGTGATGCAGAATTAGAATTTGGATCTTATTGGCATAGATTTATTAGGTGGTTGCCATTCACTGAGACAGCTGTTTATAGTTTAGAGAATGTCCACTCCGGACCCCAACATGTTAATGAACGAGTGTTGTCTGTACACGGGGTTTCTCAGGAAGTGTTCATAAGGCTGTTTGGCGATAAGTATAATCTTAGTGTTGGAATAGATCGGCGTAAATGGATGTCAACAATTTTCACTGAGTGTGGTTTGACCCACATGCGAATTTGCCCCATTTACTACTACCTTGCAGAATATTTATTATGTGATGACCATATTCGGAAGCACCGAATTCTTTCTCAAGATTTACTTTCATTTCTGCCATCCTTTACCAGCGCACTTGAGCGTGCAATGATGGAGTACACACTCGCTGGTAAACACATACCTATTTCTGAGTTAGATAAAAATATATTGGTAAACACTAAACATTATGTTATGAATCAATATACCGTCATGCAATACTTAGAACATAGGGCGCATCCATCTCAATCAACAAGGCCGGATTTTCACTTATGGGGTCGACTGGATCGGCGCCGTCCTTTCGTGACCCCTACCGACTCTCACATGTAATATGTACGGCGTCAAAACCTTTTGTTTATAACAACCGATTCATTGTGTTAAAAGGAGCTGAGTATTTTATTAATGGGGATCTTAATTTCCCACAGTCACATGCTCCACCGCTTTATACTAATAGTTATCGGATGCGATTTGGCCCGTGCGTTGAGCACAATGGATTGATTTATTGTGAGTGCGACCCTTGCTTTCGACTAGCTGTCCGGCGATTAACAGGATTACGGGAACCATTGAAAATTGGCTTTGATGCCATGTTATTTCGCCAGCAAAAGATTTTCGTCGATAATAATTCGTATTTCATCAACAAGTTGAAAGTTCAATACACTCGACTCATTGCTGATCATGATATGTCTAGTGAAGAGATACGAATGCATTATGCCGACGCCCACCCAAAGGCAAAGTTACGAATCCAAGCGTATGATGAATTGATTAATACCGGCAAGATAGCAGACGATTTGTATTTGAAATCTGTATGGTATAAAATGAAGAAGGATGAATGGGCTAAACCCGGGAAATACCCAAGAGGAATTGGTGACCTCGGAGTTGCAGCCAGTTTACAAGGTTTTCGTCCTACTGAGTTCCTAAAACATGCTATGGATGCCGAGCAAATTGAATATGCCGGTGGGTACATCGAGTTTTGCAAAAGTGTCAAGCCTACGCGCCTCACTGAGGTTTTCAAGCAACTACTCGATCCACCAGGAAGATTTTATTTTGTATGTTTTTCTGATGATGCCTGCCTTTCCTTCCGACTTGATGGCAAAATCAAATCATACAACATTGATATATCATCCTGTGATTCCTCCCATGGAGCTTCTATTTTCAAAACACTTATTGACGTCGCACCTGATTCACTCAAAGAGGATTTTGTTAAGTTAGTTAACCAGTGCCGACTTCCAATGCGACTTATTTCTTATGATAATAGAAGGAGGAAAGTATTACTTGCACCGAAACAACCTATCCTTTATTCTGGCAGTACCATTACCACATGCATAAATAATCTTGCATCAATCCTGATTTGTTGCGCCATTGTCACACAAGATATGAGCACCGACACAAAGATTATTGCTAGTGCCCAGAATGCTGGATATATTATTAC